TAACAACGTATCATATGGTAGCTTTGATAATGTAGATCTGAACAAACAAACAATATTTCCTTTATCTCACGTAATGGTTAATCAATGTACTATAAACCCAAAAATACTTACGTTTAATATTTCAGTTATGTGTATGGATATAGTAGACATAAACAAAGAAGAAACAACAGATTTATTTAGAGGTAATGATAATGAGCAAGATGTGCTAAACACACAGCTAGGAGTATTAGATAGATTAATGGCATTACTACAAAGAGGAGATTTATATTCAGAAAAGTATCAAGTAGATGCAGATGTAACTTGTGAGCCTTTTGTAGATAGATTTGAAAACAAGCTAGCAGGATGGGTAGCAACATTTGATGTACAAGTACAAAACGATATGACAATATGTTAGAAGGAGATAACACAAGAAAAGCATTAGAAGCATTTAAAGATTATGTTATTAGTCAGTCTAGAGCTAACTTAACTAGAAAGAATAAGAATGTATCTAAACAGCTTTATAATTCCCTAAAAGGTATTGTAGATGTATTTCCTAATTCATTTAGCTTAAAGTTTGAGATGGAAGATTATGGTAAGTTTCAGGATCAAGGGGTTAAAGGAGCAACAAGCACATATCCAGAATCAACGAATAGTCCATTTAAGTTCGGAACAGGTACTGGAAAGAAAGGTGGATTGTCTGGAGGAATTAAGCAATGGGTAAAAGCAAGAAGATTTCAATTTAGAGATGCTAAAGGAAGATTTACAAGTTATGAGTCTACAGCATATGTAATATCTAGATCAGTTTGGAACAAAGGAATTAAAGCAAGCTTATTCTTTACTAAACCTTTTGAAAAAGGATTTAAAAGATTACCAGAAGAATTATTAGAAGCATACGGATTAGACATAGATGAATTTTTAGATTTTACAATAAAACAATAGAACATGGCAAATATATTATTAAGAAGTCCTTATTACATAAGATACCCACAAGCTGGAGCAGAATCTGCAGAACTAACATTACAGATAAATGGAGTAACACAATACACTATAATTAAAAACACACCAACAGAGGAAGTACTGTATGAGATTGCATCACTTGCTAGAGATTATTTAGATATAACTTATCAGGGATCTTATATAAATCAAAAAGTGTCAATAGGAGGTAACGTTAAATTCTATGATGCATTAAACGCTACAGGAGCACAAGTTGGTTTAACAAGAACGTTTACTTATGATGGATTTGATGGATATTGGGATTATTATAACACCTCTTCAAACAAGAACTTTTGTGATGGAACCAACACCTCTTGTTTAATGCAAGACAACACGTTAATGTATGTTCCAGAAGGAGGCAGTGGTTTTATTCCTGTATTATCTTCAGGAAATATTGTATATAATTCCTTTACTGGAAGTGCAACAAGTATAGCTGTAGGAAGTCCATCAGTAACAGTTACGATACAAAGAATTCCTTGCTCAAAGTATATGCCAATGAAAGTAACATTTGTGAATAAGTATGGAGCGTTACAAGATATTTATTTTGATAAAAAGAGCACAGAGAAAATCAACACTACAATTCAAAAATACAAAAACAGTAATCTATCAACAACAGGAACATATCTTAAAACAAGCCATCAATACAGAACTCTGAAAAAATCAGGAAGAGAAACTATGACTCTTAACACAGGCTTTATAGATGAGGGGATGAATGAAGTAATGAAGCAGTTAATGTTGTCAGAACAGGTTTGGATGCATATGGGTACAGAATACCATCCTATTGATATAGTAACCAGTTCATTAACACTTAAAACAAAAGTTAATGATAAATTAATTAATTATACAATAGATGTTGAACACGCTCATGAGCATATAGATAGAGTAAGATAATGAAAGCATACTTGCAGTTATACATAGAAGGAACAAGAGTAGATTTGTTTAATGACGAGTCTATAAATGTAGTTCAGTCAATTCAAAACGTTAAAGATATATCAGAGATATTTGTAGACTTCTCTAGAACGTTTGATATTCCAGCTTCTAAAACAAACAACAAGATATTTAAACATTATTATAACTACTCTATTACTAATGGATTTGATGCAAGATTAAAAAAAGATGCTGTAATAGAATTAAACAGCAGACCATTTAAAACTGGTAAGATAAAATTAAGCGGAGTAGATTTAGAAGACGGAGAACCTAATTCATATAGAATAACATTCTTTGCAAACACAATAGATTTAAAAGACTTAATAGGGGATGATGATTTAAGTTCATTAGACCTTACAGCTTTTGATACAACATATAATGCAACAACAGTAAAAAACGCATTAACAAATGGTTTAATAAAAACATATACAAGATCAGATAACTCTACATTAAATTATCCAAGAGGTATAATAGCACCATTAATATCACACACTACAAGACTTTATTATCAGTCATCAGAAACTGCAGATTATCCAGACGCAGATGGAGGTAACTTATATAATTATGGATCATCTAATTCTAACGCTAGTCATCAAGGTGTTTATTGGGAAGAGTTAAAGTATGCTATAAAAGCAGATGCTATAGTAAAAGCCATAGAGGATAAATATAGTTTAACGTTTAGTACAGATTTCTTTAATATAACTAATGAAGCTTACTATGGTTTATATATGTGGTTACATAGGAAGAAAGGTGACGTGTTTGAAGAAACACAGGTAACAAAACAGATTACTGGGTTTGAAATAAATTACAATCAAGAAATTCCAGAAGTAACAAGTTATGGAGATAGATTTGTAGTTCAAAACATACCTAATGGTGGATATTTAGAATATTCTTTAGACATACAAGCAACAACAAATATAAATGCAACAATAACCATATATAGAAACGGTAACGAATTATATGACCAAAAAACTATATCATCAAGTTTTAGAAACTTATCTGGAACTCTAGGCAACGGAACATATACAATTTATATGACTTCTAGTGCTTCAAGTTTTGATTTAAACACAGACACAAGTTTAAGTTTAAACCCATCTTATTATCCTTCAGGAAGTGGTTATGAGTACAACTTAACAAGTACATATTCATTTACTAATACAAGACAGTTTATAATATCTCAACAAATACCAGAAATGAAAGTTATAGATTTCTTAACTGGTATATTTAAAATGTTTAATCTTACAGCTTATACAGATAACGGTACTATAGTTATAAAAACATTAGATCAGTTCTATAGTGAATCAGATGTTGTATGGGATGTTACTAATTATGTAGATACGACACAATCAAGTGTAGATGTTGCGTTACCTTATAAAGAAGTAGAGTTTAAATATGAAGGTCTTGGCACAAAACTAGCAACTCAACATGAACAATTAAGCAACATAAGTTGGGGAACAGAAGAGTATAGAGGTAATAGTTATTTTGATGCTAATCCTGAAACATATAAAGTAGAGCTTCCATTTGAGCATATGAAGTTTGAAAGATTAAATGATGTAACAACACCTATAAGTGCACAAGTTGGATGGTTTGTAAATGATAACAATTCACCTTACTTTGGTAAACCCTTAATGTTTTATAGTCACAGGCAAACATCAGCAACAAACATAAGGTTTTTAATTACAAAAAATGCAGGAAGTCCAGATGTAGAAGATGTAAACTTTAAAGACATAACAGAATACAATATACCTTCTAATAGTTTTAGTATAGATCCAGATGAAACGTTAATTAATTTACATTTTAAAAAAGAGCTAAATGAGTATACTGCTACAGATGATTTTAACGACACTTTATTTAAAGTGTATTACAAAAATTATATTTCACAAGTATTTGAAAGCGATAGAAGGTTAACTACAGTATTTGCTTACCTACCTTTAAAAATGCTACAGCAGTTAGTTCTTTCAGATACAATAGCAATTAACGACAGAAACTATACTATAAATGAAATTGAAACTGATTTTAATAACGGAAGAAGTAAGTTAGAATTAATTAATGAATTAACTGTTTCTGTAGGTGGTTCTACACCTAGTACAACTACGACCACCACAACAGATCCTAATGCATGTTTTGAATGTACGGCTGATTCTTCTTTTTGTACAGTAGATGGTAATACACCAACAGCAGATGTAACATGTGATTTAGAAAGAAGCCTTATAATAACTGGAAACGAAGAAGTGCAGCAAGGACAAAACATAACACTAACAGCAACAGCATTAGGGTTTGATGGTACTGCAACATATTTATGGTCAGATAATGGCGAAGGTAATTCAGATGGATTAACAACAGCACAAATCACTGTTACAAATAACACATCACAAACAGTTACTTACACTTGTACCGCAACAGATGATTCAGATGGAGCAGAGTTTGCAGACACACATGATGTTTTTTATACACCTATTGTAAGAGAGGTCGTAATAAGCGGTCCAACAACTAAAGAGCAAACAGAAAACATAACATTAACAACAGAAGTGTTTAACGTAATTGGAACAGCTAGTTATTTATGGAGTGGGGGAGAAGCTGAAGGATTAACAACAGATGAAATAACAATATCAAATAACAATACAGGAAATGTATCTTATACGTGTACAGTAACAGATGATTTTGATGATGAAGAATTTAGTGATACAACCACAGTATTATGGACTCCTAAAAAATATATAATAACTTTAAATGTAGTGAACTCTATATCAGGAGATGCATCAGGGTATAACATTACAGGAAACCAAACTGGGGACCAATTATCTTTACAGACTGGAGATTTATATTCATTTAACACATTAGTTAGTCCAAACAACGGATATCAATTTACATCAGGACCTTCAATACAAAATGCACAGGGAACAGTGGGTTCTGCAAATATAACTGTAAACACAACTTTATCTGGAACAGTGCAATTAACTGATGATTTTGTTAATATAGGTGGACCGACACAAAAAACAATTAACAACAATGTAGTATTAGGTGCTGTTGCTAGTGGATTTACACCAACAAGCTATACGTGGTCAGGTGGTGCATTAGAAGGATCAGGTACAACATACTGTGTAGATGCAAATGATTGTTATCAAGTAGAGTTTACAGAGTCAACAGCTGGAACTAGAACTTATAGAGTAGTAGCAACAGATGGAACAATAACAGCAGAAGATACTCATAGCATAATTTGGTCAACTGCAACTCTTATAGATATAACGCTTGCAATAAATACAAGTAACATTACAGGACCATCAGCAGGATATGAGATAATTGGAGATCAAAGCGGTCTTGTTAAGTCACAAGCGGCAGGAACAGTGTTTACCTTCAATTCAGATGTAGAGTTAAATAGTGGATATGAATGGGTAGGAAACAAACCATCAGTAAATAATGCAGGAGGAACATTTACCACAAGTCAAACAGTTACAACTGTATTTGGAACAGGAGAAGTTCAATTAATAGTTTACAATTACTATATAGTTACAGGATGTCCAGACACATCAGTAGAAGCACAGACTATATATATAAGATCAAGAGAAACATTTACAGTGGGAAGTACTACAACAGGTTCTTATATAGAAATAAATGGACAATGTTATTATACTAGCTCAACAGCCTTTGAAACAGATTGGGCTACTAACAGTGGTATAACAGTAGGATCACCAGAAGGAACTGGCTGTGTGAATTGTACAGGTGTTATTGAGCCTGTAGACACTTGTTTAGAAACCAAGAGTGTGGCTTATTTAAGATATAGTTCATTTAATGATGTATGTGAAGCAGAACAAAGCAAAGGTTTTTATTATATAGATGGAGCAAATATAGATCCAGTAAATCAAAGTGACTTCTGTTCTGCTACAGAGCTTTATAATTATGTAGGACCAACTACAACAGGGGTTTGTTCAGTAGTATCTGCTGCAGTAGGTTATTATTCATTAGATTCAGACAACACAAAAAGAAGATATTGGAATGGAACTAGCTTTAGTGTATGTACAACTTGTGTAGATGCAAACGTGTTATTTTATTTAGGACAAGGATTTAATCCATTACAAGACTATTGTGATGAAGGAGGAGTACAAGGGTTTTATTATTTTGATAATAACAAAACATTAACTTCGGCTACATCTAATGACCATATGTACACAAGTGCTGCAAATGTGGGAACTACTAATAGAGCACCAGAAGGTTTTTATACAGATTTAGTAAATTACAGATATTACGAACCAGCTAGCTTGCAGGTATGGGAGAATGCAGACTTATGTCCTACTAAACCAGAGCCGCCAGCGTGTGTTGCACCAACTAAACCTACATTAAGTGTTTGGAGACAGTATACAGATTGTTTAACAGGTTTAGACTCAACAGTTAAATTTGGTAATAGTACGGATTCATTCCCATCAGTAGTTGAATATAATGGTGATTGTTATAGTAATCCACAGTTTACATCTGGAAATCAAGATACTGCTTGGGTAGATTCACAAACATGTGTAAATGATATATTAACTTATGATTATCCTAGATTTAATACTTGTAACGATTGTACAGGTGATTATTACTACGATCTTAAAAAATGTACAGACAATACATTTGGATATAGAACAGGTGAAACTACAACTGCAATTACACTTCCAACAAACAGAAGAGTTCAAGCAAGAGGAATAGATTATATTGTAGTAGGTATAACACAAACAGGAGCTTCAGTAGGTACAGTAACAGATACAGGAGAAACAGGATGTCCAGTAGTAGTTCCAGATGATAATGTGTTTGTAGTAGAAAGACAAAGTGATTCATTTGTAACTTATGTACAATTAGACGCAGGTTATCAAGTAGGTGATATAGATATTACAATTTCAACTGATGGTTCTAATTGTTATGACATACAAGGTACAGATTATGTAGAAACACCTACAAGTTATGGTTCAATTACTGGTTCTTGTACTACAACTACAACTACAACTACTACAACAACAATCAGTTGTGGAAGTCAAGTAATGTACGCATCAACAATAGATGCAGAAACTGTATGTTGTAATACAACTAGAACAGGAACTATTTACATGGATAGCAATGATATTTCAACAGCTACAGTTATATATACAAATAATACTTGTACTGCACTATATGGTAGTGATAGATATTTCTCTGTAAACTTTGGGGAATATTATTTCTGGAATTCATCAACAAATACTTTAACAGGACCGACAAGTTGTCCAGCATGTCCATAATATGAAATATATATCAGCACAACCAGAGATTAAATATTATGAGTGGCAAGTAGACACTATGATACATTCATATTTAAAAAACGGAGTTAGTCCTTTTGATATTATAATTCTTTTAGGTGATACTGGGGAATATAAATTTAATAAATTAAGAACAAAATACAATCACGTAAACTTTATTAGTTATCCATATAAACAAGAAGTTTATGCACCAGCTATAAAACCTTACTTAATGAGTAAGTATTTTGGAAGTTGTGGGTGTACTGTAGGTCATCAATATTATTATGCGGATGCTGATACTGTTCTTATTGAACCGTTAGGGGAATTCTCTAAAGACAAAGTGTGGTTATCAGACACTAAAAGTTATATAGGTTATGATTACATAGCATCTAAAGGAGAGGGAATTTTAGATATTATGTGTGAAGCAGGAAAAATAGATAAAAGAATTGTAGAAAATAAAAAAGAATCATCAGGAGGAGCTCAATACATATTTACAGGAACAGATAGTAATTTTTGGAAAAACGTTTACGTTACTTCTAATGCACTTTATCGTGCTATGAGACAATACAATCAAACACACAAAGAAAAGTACAAAGAGTCATACCCTATACAAGCATGGACAGCTGAAATGTGGGCTACTTTGTGGATGTTCTGGAAAAAGGGATATAAAACAGAAATAACAAAGCGATTAGACTTTGCATGGTCTACTGATAAAATAGAAAGGTTACAAAATAAAAAAATTTTACATAATGCAGGTGTTTTAGATAAGCATAAAGGATTTTTTAGAAAATCAGACTGGCAAAACCAGAGCCCACCATCAGATCTCAATATAACAAAAACCCATTGTAATTATTATTATTATAAGCAAGTATTAGAAGCGACATGTTAGGAAATGTACTAGAATTATTAAGATTAGCAAAGCAAGAAGGAATATCTGGCAAGTATATAGATATAGCACTTGGTAAAAATAAAATGCCAGAAACAATAAAAGAAGCATACGAACAATTTAAAAAGAACAAATAATGGCTAAAGAAATAGATATTGAAATTAACGTAAAAGCTAAAGATGCTGAAAAAAATCTACAAACAGTAGGTTTAGGTCTTAAAGGTATACAAGAAGGAGCTAAAGCTGCAGGTAAATCAATGTTTAGTTTAAATAGTATTTTTAAAGCTAATCTTGCAGTAAAAGCTTTTAATAAAATATTAGAAATATTATCAGAAACTTTTCTTTCAAATCAAAAAGTTGTAGACACTTTTGCTACAGCTACTACAGCTTTAAAGTTAGCTTTTAATGATTTATTTGTTTTTATAGAGTCTAATATAGGAACAGTAGTAGGTTTTTTTAAAGATATATTTGAAAATCCAGTAGAAAGTTTAAAAAGTTTTGGAAAAGCAATACTTGATAATATTATTGAGAGATTTAAATCTGCTATAGAGGTAATATGGTTTTTAGGCGAAGCAGTAGTTAAAGTGTTTCAAGGTGATTTTAAAGGTGCTATGGAGTCTGCTAAAAATGCTCAAGAAGAATATTTTGACGTAATAACTGGCGTTGATGATACTCAAAAAAAATTAGCTGAATCAGCTACTAAAGTAAGAGATGCAGTGGTAAACTATACTAAAGCAACAATAGATCAAGCAAAAGAAATAACTAAACTAAACAACTTAAATAAAATAGCAAGAGCAAGGAATCAAGGTATTATAGAGGATTATGATAGACAAGCTGAAATACAAAGACAATTAAGAGATGATACAAGATTAACTGTAGAAGAAAGAATTGTAGCTAACGAAAAACTAGGTGAACTATTAAAAGAGCAACAAACTTTAATGGAAGAAAATGCTAAAATAGCAGTTGCAGCAGCTGAAGCAGAATTAGCGTTAGATGAAGATAATGTAGACTTAAAAGTTGCCTTAATAGATGCTGAAAACGAATTAGCAGCAGTAAAAGCAAGAGTAACAGGATTAACAAGTGAGCAATTAACAAACCAAGCAGCATTAGAAACAGAATTAATAGAATTAACTACAAGTAAAATACAAGGAGAACAAGAAGCACAAAGTATTTTAGAAACAGGAAGAGCAGAGTTAATAGACAACGAAGTTAATAGGCTTCAAAAGTTAAAAGAAATAGAAGAAGCAGAAAGAGAAGAAACCTTAAAGACTTTAGATTTAAAACGTAAAAGCTTTAAAGAAAATACACAACAAAGAATTGATGCAGAAAATGAATACAATAAATTTGCTAATGAATCAAAAATTCAAGAAGAAAAAAGAGATAAAGAAATAGCAGATGCTAAAGTAGCCGCAATTACTGGAGCATTAGGTAGTTTAGCTAGTTTAGTTGGAGAAAACAGTAAGTTTGGAAAAGCTATAGCTATAACACAAGCTATAATAGATACTTATGCTGGTGCAAATAAAGCATTAGCACAAGGTGGAGTATTTGGGTTTATTGGTGCAGCATCAGTTATTGCAGCAGGTTTTGCAAACATAAGAAACATAACAGCAACTAAAGAACCATCAGCACCAAGTTTTGCTAAAGGATCAACAGGAGCTAGTATACCAACACCAGCTGCATCAGCACCTCCAGCATTTAATGTTGTAGGAGCAACAGAAACAAGTCAACTAGCTCAAACAATAGCAACAGCACAACAAAAACCAGTAAGAGCATATGTAGTTAGCACAGATGTAAGTACTCAACAAGCACTAGATAGAAAAACTACTAATCAAGCAACATTAGGAAGAGCAAAACAAGCTAGAGCAAATGTTCAAGGCGGTTTTTAGAAACTAAAACAAAATAATAAAAATAATATTGTAATAATATGGACATCATAGAATTATTTATAGACGAAGAGGACAATGTTTCAGGAATTGACGCAATAAGTATAGTAGAAAACCCAGCAATTCAAGAAGACTTTGTTTTTTTAAAGAACCAAGAGTTTAAATTAGCTGAACTAGATAAAGAAAAAAGACTTTTACTAGGACCAGCATTAATACCTAACAAACCAATCTATAGAAAGAGTGGTGAAAAAGAATATTACATATACTTCTCAAGAAACACTGTAAGAAAAGCAAGTGAATTATTCTTACAAAGAGCAAAGCAACATAGATCAACATTAGAACACGAATCACCATTAAACGGATTAACAGTTGTAGAGAGCTGGATAGTAGAAGGAGAAGAAGACAAGACTAGATTATATGACATGGATGTACCTGTAGGAACTTGGATGGTTTCTATGAAAGTAGACAATGATGACGTATGGGAAAACTATATTAAGACAGGAAAAGTAAAAGGCTTCTCAATAGAGGGCTATTTTGCTGATAAATTAGAAAGACCTAACGAACCTAATAAACTTTCAGAATGTGAATGTGATGCAAAGTTAGGTAAGTGTATTTGTAAAGATGAAGAGCTTAAAAAAATAGAGGAAGATGAAGCAAAAGAATTATTAAGTGAAGTTAGAGCAATAATAAAACAAGAAAAAAATATTGAGCTAGAAACTTATAATGATTATCCAGATTCTGTAGCTAATAATGCAAAAAGAGGTATTGAGTTAAATAAAAAAGTAAACAATAGATGTGCAACACAAGTTGGTAAAGTAAGAGCTCAACAACTAGCAAGAAAAGAAAAACTATCAGTACAAACAATAAAAAGAATGTATAGTTACTTATCTAGAGCAGAAGAGTACTATAAAACAGGAGACACAGAAGCATGTGGATATATTTCTTATTTATTATGGGGAGGTAAGTCTGCAAAGTCGTGGGCAGAGAGTAAATTAAAAAGTTTAGATCAACTAAAATAATGAGAAGAAGATATAACGTACCTAGTTCAAATAAAAGAGCATGTTTATGTAGAGATAAAGATACATATTCAATAGAGTGTTGTGATGACCAAGATTACATGAGACAAGGAATTGGAAACCTTACAGGACCAATAGGATTCTTGTTGCAAGAAAACGGAGACTATATATTACAAGAAAATAACAGTAAAATAGAATTATAATGGCAAATAAAAAAATATCAGCATTAACTGAAGCAACAACAATAACATCAACAGATGTTTTACCAATAATTAACAGTAATGAAACTAAAAAGGTAAAAACTGAAACAATTTCTCATTATAGTCAAACTGGATGGGCAAGGTATCAAGATGATGTTTATGATTCAAATAACAAATTAGCTTTATCAAGCGAAACCCAAGTAACTTTACCTAATAATGCAGCAATAACTACAAAGAGTGCTGATTTTGTTTCTTTTTACGACAATTCAACTACTAAACTTCTTGGAGATAATTTAAATGATGTATTTATTATTACTGTAGAATTTAAAGCATCTTCATCTAATACACAAAACACTCATTTAGACTTAAGTATTCAAAATGGCGGTGGAAATGTCCAAAATTTAGATATGGTAATTCCTTTTTACAAAGGTAACAATGAAACACAACAAGAACACAAGTTAATTCAATATTATATTGACCAAAGTTTTATTGATAACGGAGCAACATTAAAAATACAATCACACGGTGGTTCGGCAAATATTTGGGACATAGAATATTTTATTCAAAGAACTCAAAGGTATTTTTAAAAATATAACAAACACAAATTAATTTAATTGTAATATTATGAAAGCGACAGAAATGTTAAAACAAGTAAAAGACCTACTAGGTATGAACGCTACAGAAGTAAGTTTAGAGGAGCAAGATGTAAATCTTGAAGAAACTAAAGAAGAAACTTTAGCTACAGATCAAGTAGAGGAAACAAAAGTAGAGCTTGCAACTATGCAGCTTGAAAATGGTACAACAGTAGAAGCAGAAGCTTTTGAAACTGGTAACGAAATCTTTATTGTTACAGAAGACGAAAAAGTTGCACTACCAGTTGGAGAATACACTCTTGAAGATGGTTTAAAATTAACTATCGAAGAAGAAGGTATAATTGCTTCTATAGGCGAAGCTGAAGTGGAAGAAGTTGAAGCTGCAGCAGATTACGCTACAAAAGAAGAATTAGCAGAAGTTAAAAAAGCAGTCGAAGATATTGTAACTATGATTGAAGAATTAGGTTATGGTAAAAAAGACGAAGAAATGGCTTCTGAAGAGGTTAAAGAAGAATTATCTGAAGAGCCTGTAAAAGAAATCTTATCTGAAGTAGAAAAAGTAAAACACAATCCAGAAAGCGAAGAGAAAACACAATTAAACATTCCTTCAAATTCTAGACCTATGAATACTTTAGACAGGGTAATGCAAACAATATCAAATTTTAATTAAAATAAATAAAAATGGCAAATAGTACAGTAACACCAATAACTTCTACTTATGCAGGAGAATTTGCAGGAAAATATGTTTCTGCAGCTCTTTTAAGTGGAAACACATTAGCTAATAACTTAATAACAGTTAAGCCAAATGTAAAATACAAAGAAGTAATGAAAAAAGTTGCTTCTACTGGTCTTGTTAAAAATGGTGCATGTGACTTTTCAGGTCAAGCAGATGTTTTAACATTAACAGAAAGAATATTACAACCAGAAGAATTCCAAGTGAACCTAGAGCTTTGTAAAAAAGACTACGTACAAGATTGGGAAGCAGTTCAAATGGGATATTCAGCAATTAACGAAACTTTACCTCCTTCATTCTCTGATTTCTTAATCGGACATGTATCAGCTAAAGTTGCTCAAAAAATAGAAAACAATATCTGGACAGGAACAAATGCAACAGACGGAGAGTTTGATGGATTTATCACTACATTAGGTGCAGATACTGACGTTAATGATGTAACAGGTACAGCATCAACAGCATCTAACATTATAGCAGAATTAGGTAAGATAGCTGACGCTATCCCTTCTGCAGCATATGGTTCAGAAGATATGACTATCTACTTACCTTCTAACATGTATAGAAACTACATTAGAGCACTAGGTGGTTTTGCAGCAGCAGGAGTAGGAGCTGCAGGTACAAACAATCAAGGTACACAGTGGTACTCAAAAGGAGCAGGTCTTCAGTTTGATGGTATTCCAGTTGTATTAGCACAAGGTTTATCTAGCAATGACGCAGTTGCTGCAGAAAAATCAAACTTATTCTTTGGTACAGGTTTATTATCAGACCACAACGAAGTAAAAGTATTAGACATGGCTGATCTTGATGGTTCTCAAAATGTAAGAATCGTTATGAGATTTACTGCTGGTATTCAGCACGCAATCGGATCTGACATTGTATTATACGCAACAGCGTAATTAAAGATTGTATAACATAAGAAAGGGTAGGTAGCTAAACTGCCTACCTTTTTTTTTAAAATAAAAATAATATGGCTTGTGATTTAACTAAAGGAAGAAAAGAACCTTGTAAAGACGTAGTAGGTGGAATTAAAAATATTTATATTTCTGATTTCGGAGACTATACAGCTGTTACTTACGATACTACTGACACAGACGTGGTAGATAGCGTAGGAACATCAGTTGCTAGTTTT